TTCGTTGTTCTGGTATAGTGTAACTTTGTTGTATGTAATCAGTTACAATGTTTAAATCTGATTGATGTGCAAATGTGCATAGTAGTTGTGTTTTCACTTGTTAGCCTTCCTGTCCACTTAAATTATCATTTTCTCCGTCTGTTGCTTGTCCTGGAATAGATTCTCCGAATAACTGTTTTGAAATTGTTTCTAATACTTTAAGAAAAGAATCAGAAACTAATTGTTGAGGACTTAATTCTTCTAAATTAACATAAGAAAGATTTAAATCAATTTTAATTTGTTGTTCTTTTTGGTTTGTATCCTTTACAAATGCTGGTAGAATATTTAAATATTTTCCATCTTTGTCAGCACCTACCATTCCTCTGTCAGTATTGTCTTTGATACCCCACGCAACTCCTTTATAATCATTAGATACAAAAAATGTTCCATTGTTTAATTGATTGATAACTTCTTGTTCATCATAGTTTAAAACATGAATTGTTATGCTTGATATAACTTGTTTACCGCCAATTGTAGACATATTTTTTGCTGCCCATACAAAATATTCATCTTGACCAGATAATTTTTTAGCAATTGCTTCGATTCTATTTTCTATTGCTTCGACTAGAATCTTATGTTGTCTTTTCATTTCATCATCTTCTGGTACTTCTTTCAATAACTGTGCAATTGTTAATTTTCGATACCCAGCTTCCTCAAAAAACAAACTTTTTGCATATGCTAAAACAGTGGTTATATTTTGTATATTAGACAGCCTTAGATCGGAACCTAAATTAATAGGGGCGCTAGCTGCTGTTGTTTTTAATGATATACGTTTCTTATTTATAATAACATCTGTCAATCCTTGACTCCCGCCTACTTGTACAGCTTCTCCGCCTGCTTTGTTAATTAGTTGAGCTAACAATACTTCGGATATAGTTCCTAATGAATTAGGATCAAACAAATTAAATATTTTTAAATATCTAGCATACTGTTCGGAAACATCACGTATTGCTTTTATTAAAATGTTAATATCATTACCACTTAGAGGCTGTTCAACATCTTGTGTTTCATCCTCAGTTAGTCCCTGAGCTCTGCGCACAATGGCATCTTGCTTCTCAATGGATAAATCAGTTTGTTCTCGTAAAACGTTGCGTAACTCAATGTAATCTTCGGGGCAGTCTGGATAACCTTTTTCTAGTCGGTATGTCCATTCTGCAATTATAGAATCTATATTCATAACGTGATGGTTCTCATTTTATCATAAATATCGCCAACTTTACATTTCACCGGAAAATTACCCTTTTCCATGATAGTTTTTATTTGTGGCAATAAACCTTTGGCTTCTGATAAAGGAACATCGAATAGCACAGAATCATATGTATACAATATTATACATGTTTCGTAGTCTTGTAAATATTTTTGTAGTTGTGATAGTTTGTTAACAGATACTTCTGTTTCGGTGGCTTGTAGATAATAATTAAACAACTTATATGCTGTCATGTTATTAGCTTGATCTTTGCATATACTTCTGTTTATAATAGGAGTTTGTATGCACCCACTACGTTTCCATGAATTCCAAAGTTTAAACACAAAATCATTTACTTGCGCAAAGAATGGAATAGTTAAAAACTCTTTGTCAATGCCTCCATATAAAAGTCGAAACGTTATAGCTTTGCTTTCTTCTCTTTGTTGCTGTGTTAATTCTTCAACACCAAAATAAAAGCGACCTAAATAGTCATGTATACTTGTAGCCGGCAAATCATATCCAATAAGTTTAGCAATCAGTCTAACATGATAACTGTCAAAGTCCATTTCTATTAAAGCACCTTTTGCGTGTCTGCTTTGAAATGCTGCTCTAGTACCATCTTCTTTGTTCATAGCCGCATAATTGAATCCGCCGTGTGCATTGCTCGGCCGTCCTGTTGTGGTATGATAGTTATACACAGAATACACTCTGCCGTTATTCACTAACGCCGGCATTCGAAAAGTGCTGTTAACTGCTAATCCATTTTGTTCTATACTAGCAAACGTTTTTGGATATAATTCATTGAACTGCTTATATGAATCAGTAAGTTTTGCATTCACACACATAGGCCAAGCATAGTGTCTAATCTTCTGGCACATGGCTAAATGTTGTTGCATTGGTATCACTGCGTTAACTTGTGGCAATGATTTGAGACGTCGCCAATAAAAATCATGGGCTGCAGTAGGATAATGAGACTCATCATATGCTTCTGAATAAGTATACCACCACAAAGTCTTTACATCCCATACGGCATCGTTTCCACCGGTTTGAAGCCACCGCTTCTTGTCATGGATAAATATATTATCTAGTTTCAAAAAGTCGTTTAGATATTGTGCAAAGCCCCGTATTTGTTCTGTATGGTGCATTGGAATTATGTATTCACTGTCATTTTCACAGTAAATATACAAAGCACAGACTTTTTGGTCACATACATGTTGAGTAGGGTTGGTGTATATAGGCACTATGAGTGTCTTGTTGTCTGCAATTATGTTGAGACAGGTAGTTACGTCAAATTCATAGTCCACTATCATATAACATATAATAGTAAATAATTTTTACGAATCCAATCCGTTGATGTCAGTAGGAGTTATGAAATCAGTGTCAGTGTAATATTGAAGTGGATTAGATAATAACTTGGTAATTCCAGGCATTTTTTTATTTGCATTTTTAATTTCTCGTAAATTTTTACTTTTAACGCCTGTTATAGATACGCCTTTTTCAAACTTATCAGATTTTTCTCCAGTAATTCTCCACGTAATTTTTACAGCACTATACAATATATTGTCAATTTGTTTTGTTTTCCATTTATTGTATTGATCTGTATCAATTTCTAAAATAACTTTAGAATTTCTTTTTTGTAAAAAGTAACGTATTTTATATCCTATATTAATGTCATTTTGATTTATCGATATATATGTTGATTTGGGGGCTGTAAATTTTAAATTTTTACCAGGCTTTAGACTTTTATACAAAAATTTATCATTGCTAAACTCTTCAAAAACAATTAATTTTTTAGATTTTGCTTCATTCCATTTAGCCAATGTATATACTTCTCCAGTAGTATATTTATGATATTGGCCTGTATATTCAACACCATCTTGTGTCATATATTCTTTACCAGTAGTATAAAGATTGTTGAAAATTTCATCTGCACTATAATATGTTTTATCTCTACTCATAATATATTAGGTCTCATAATACATTTTACTTCTGTTGTCCATACTCCAGAATTGGAAACTTGATGAGTTAGTCCGATAATACTAAAAACTGTGTTAGTTTTATATCGTTTTGGAAGAGCATTAAAAACTACAACGTCTCCGTAGCGTAAACCATTGCAACCTGCTATAGTAAATGAAGCTTCAAATGGAAAAACCGGTGCTGTCATTTGTCCTGCATCGCTTAATTTTGGAGAAGGAAATTTTAAATGATCAAATAACGCTTTTTTTAACTGTAATTTCGGCTCATCATCAGTAGGTTCATTTCCAAATTTTTCTTTTGCATCGTCTAATGCAGCAAGTTTGCTAATATATGTTTTTTCATATCGACGTACAAATGCATTAATTTTATCGACATCTCCACTACCTGCAGTATACATAAAATTTAAAAATGGAGCAATTTGACTTTCTGATATAGCATCTGACGAATTTAGGACATATGCTAAATTTTTAGCATTTTCTGGTATTTTGGCGCTAAAGTTAAATGATTGGCAAATTGAACCATTTGGATGATTTGCAAACATTGGAACAGAATATGGATCAACCGGTTTTTGTTCATTTTTAGTATCAGGAATTGGTTTTATATTTGTTACATCACAAAACAATAGTGCGTCTTGCAACGTTGGATGTGATACTAATTTTAGTTCTATAGCTCCCCCTGTTGCCGAAAAAATTTTTGCTGATATGTTTTGCAAGAATGATTTTACGTTGTATTCAGCTTTTCCAAATTTACTTAATTCAAATATTATACCTTTAATTGTAAATAAATTAATAAGTATCCTGCTAGGATATACTACTGTTGTTTCATCTCCTGCATTATTTTTTACTGTTTCATATACTCCAGGCCATTCTTCACTAGCAATATCAGTAATTTTTTGATAAAATGATAACTTACCATATGAATTCATATCACCAGGATTTGTAGTGTTTTTTGGCAACAACAATATTTCTTGTGGATTTGCAGAAACTAATGATGGATAATAATTACTTGTCGTTGTAAGTTCATTACACATAATAATTGGAAGTGCAATAGAAGATTCTCCATTTGTTTTGCTTAATACTTTTTTATTAACATATTGTACTAATGCACCTAGCGAAATGTATCGGTAATCATACATTGAAGGGAAATCTCCAAACTCATCATTTGGTTTAGATGGGTATGGGTCTCCTTTTAATATCCACTGATCGTTTACAACTGTTGAATTAAAATTACCATCAGATAAAATAAGTTTTGTTAAAACATCTGTTGGTAATTGTTCTGTGGTTTCTATGTCTAATTCTAATATAAATTCAGCAGATTGTTCGTTTAGTATTGCGTCATTAACATCGCCAATATCTACTATATCATCTTCAGCTGCTCGAAGCAAAATATCTGCAGATATAGTTTCGTCTACCAAATCATATAGTTGTTCATAAAATTCAGATGTATAATTACTAGACGTTGCTGATGTATCTACTTCGGTGTTTATTACAGGTGTTCCTTCTGGAGTAGCTTGTTTAGGTGCGGCTTCTTTTTCTTCTTTTGTTTGTTCTGAATTTTGAAACATTGAAACGTCTGTGTATACATTACTTGTTCCTGTTAATTGTATAGTTGCATTTACAGATGCATCGTTAGTGTATGAAAAATTAAAATTAGTTATTAGCCCTTCAAATCTAAATGCATTGATTCTTCGAATTTCACTTTTAAGTTTATCAATTTTTTCTTCTAATAAACCTGGATATAGTTCTTTTAATTTTTCATCATTTGGTATTACATTTTCAGTTAGTAATCCACCAGTATCATTGTTTCTTGTGATTACCGCATTTTCTGGATGTTCTACATCAATTCTACAAAAACGTCCGGGGCGAAAGAATATGTCTTCCATTATGTCTAAGTCCCGATCTGGATTGGGTATCACAATGCTTATACTAGCTTTATTTAGTAAACCAAATGAATGATCTCCAATATTGATAGTTGCATCAGTAATATACGGTCCTACCCTTCTGCTTATATCAGACACAGTTTTTGTGTCTACATATGCTTGATCATTTATAGATTTGGCTTTACTTGCTGCTTCTGCATCAGTAGCATTTGCAAATTGTCGTTCTGTTTCTGATTTGTAATATTTTATTTGATCTATAGAATATTCTGGATCAGATAAAAACTCTCCAGGAGTAAATCTTGCAGTTCTGGGTTGAGTTCCTCCTAAAACTCCAGCTTTAACAACCGGGCTATTACTACCACTTCCTTCAAATGCAGTTACTTGAACATTGGCTACTTTACCCAACATGTAATCTAACGATGCATTACCTCTGTCACGAAAGCCAGCACGGCCACGAGCGTTGAGTTCGGCTTGTAAATTTTCATCTACTTCGGTAAAAAATATATTGTAACTCATCGGTCTGTGTTTGCTTCGTTAATTTGCTGTAATATTAAACTTTTACTTGGTATACGTATTGTGGTGTTTTGTGGAACAATCAATGTTCCTTTTCCTAATCCATTAGAAGCGGCAATAACCCACCACAATGTAGAATCTTGATAAAATAAATGTGCTAATGTGTCTAATCGTTCTGGTGATGTTATTTCAATAAACACATCTTCGGGTGATTCGTCCATGATCGGCACAATTGTAGTAGACAGTTTTCTTTTGCCGTTACTGTCTTTTAATTTAGATGTAGTTGAATATCGTCCCATATTTTATTTTATATTAGCTGTTTAAAAAATCTGCAGCATCTGGATTTTTTCGAATAAATCGTTTTTGTCTTCTTTTAGCGCGTCTTTGTCCCTTAGCTCTTTTCTTTTCACTAACACCATCATTTTCTGGATCTGGATCTGGAACTGAGTCATTAAAATCACTTAACCAATTATCTTTACCTCGTATTGCTTTTCCATAATCATCAATCTTATTTTTTCTTTTGCTTTTAGAATAACGTTTTGCCAATGACAATATTCGGCCATTATTTTGTGGTATATCATTTCCTATTATGTTGAATTGACATGAAACGGAAACTTTCTGTGGTGTTTGCATCATGGCCGGGTCATTTTCAATGTTGATTTCCCATGGGGCATCCATTGCATATGTATATGTTACACTTGTTAATGTTATTGGTTGTTGATTGTGAATATCACCAACAGTTAATCGCATCCATGGGCCTATTAAAGCAATACTGTCAGTGTCGTATATTGGAGCAGTATAACTTGCTAATGCGTTTAATTTTCTGTATATTGGTTTTAATTCATCACGATCTGTTGCATACACATCAAATGTTAAAGATCCAGCACGTGAATATGATCCATATTGATAATTTGGATCTGCTCGTCCTATCATTTGCACTGAGCTCCAATCTGCACTAAATGAATCGTCAAAGTTAGTTATTATAGCTCGGAAAGTTATAATATCATCTTCTCCTTCTCCATTAGGCTGAAGTTTAGGTCCTGTAAAATAAAATTTTATAAAATCTTGTGTTGTAGCAATTCCCAATGTATCAGTTATTGCTCCTAGTGCTTTTCCAATTTTACCTTTACCTTTTGGCTTCCATCGATATGCAGATTTTAATTTTACGTCTCGTTGGTAGTCTACAGCATTGACTTTGTCTCCTCTAAACGGGTTGGCTATTTCTAATGGATTACGTGTTGGCTGAAATTGTTTTAATATGTTACTCCATTTGGTAGTAATATTGGTACGAGCAGTAAAGTCTTTTCTCAATGCTCCTGGCGAGTCTTGTTCTCCGGTACCATATGTTTGTCGCACATTGAACACTGAATATGCTCCTGCAGGAGATACGTCCGCAACTGCATATGTTCCAGCTCTAAAACTGCCCCGCAATTGGGCACTAGCTCCGTTTGCAGTTAATGACTGTAATGCTGCGGTAACATTGACATTTTGATCTAGAAAATTTTCTTCTGAGTCTTTATTTGCTTTGTTTGTAAATAATCGGACTCTAGAACGAAAATCAGAATATTTTACTCCTGGTATTGGTTTTAACTGATCAAATGCTAATGTGGAATATGGAGTAGATAGTTTATTTCCTACGTTTAATGCTTGTGCAATATTACCAATTGCTAGATTACCAGTTAATCCACCTATTAAATTTCCTGCTGCGTTTATGCCTTTGTTTAGCAATGCCCCGGCTAGCATTTCTTGATTTTTAAATTGAGGAATCAAACTGCCGGGTGCAGCATCGGTAGTAGGAAATGGAGCAACAAATTGTGGTTTTTCTTCTAATGTTGGATTCGACCCTGGCTTCATGTCAGGTAATATGTTAAATGTTGTACTACCTCCTAATAGTAATGGCGTAGTAAATTGTGAGTTATGGTCTAGCGTTGGATTAGGAAATGATATCGGCATAAAATTGTCCAAATGAATTGGATTAGTAAACTGCGACTCATATCCTGTTGTTGGATTAATCATGCAGACCCCCTTTCTGAATTAAATGATGTTGCTGGTTGATTTAATATTGCTTGTGATAGTGCCATTATGGCTGCTACTACGTCGCTATTATCTGTTTTTAAAGCTGTGCCAGTACTGGTACTAGCATTGGAAACAATTGTACCGTCTTGATTTGGAATAAACATTTCTGGTCCTTGTTCTCCGACTATATATGAAGTCATTCCAGAAACAGATCCACCCATATATGATCCACCACCTTTTTTAACTGAGGCTTGTGCTGTTTCTTTTTTAGATAATAATGGGGCTTTGGTGAGTTTTGTTAATGCATCGCCGAATTCTCCATTCATAACGTCTGTCATTGCAGCCCGTATACCACTTCCGCCGATTGCCTCGGCGACTTGGTCTGCTAAACCAGCAACCGCGCCTGTTCCTAGAACACCTCCAAGCGCTTGACCAATTGGTGATGTAGGACTAGTACCAAATGTTTCCATTCCTTCCCCCATAGTTAAAACAGTTTCCCGGAGATCTTTCATATAATCATCATCTCCGGCCATTAATTGCACCATTAATGATTCTCGCTGCACTAGTAAAGACTCTTTTAATAAATCTTCAGTAGTTCGAGTATCCATTTGTTTTTTAAACTCTCCAAATTCTTTGGAACTTAACTCCCCAGTTTCCTCTAATTTTTTTGCAGCTTCTTCAAATGCAGCATCGGTGCTGTCTAATGACAATGAAATACCAGCTTCGCCGGCTTTTTCTAGTATCATTTTCTTTTGCAATGCACTAGCTAGTTTCGATTCTTCAATACCCATTGTTTTTGCAAGTTGTTTTCTGGCAAACATGTTGTTTTTAATATGATCGCCTTCTTGCATTATAATTTCATTGAGAGTCTCTGCCTGTTTGTTCATGTCACCTGAAAGTGTAGCTTCTCGCATTTTGTTGGTTAAACTTTCACCTTGCTTGTTAACTAAACGTCGTCCACTTAACAATTGATATTCTAATTCATTGCCAATACTAGATTCAATGTTTAACAGAGTATCTCCCATTTTTGCAACGTCTTTTAATGAAAATCCAAATTTCTTTGCTTTCATTACTGATTGCTCTAATTTCCCTGGTAAACGTCCGTATTGGATTTGTATTTCCGACCCCGCTTCTGCTATCTCGGTAGTGATCTGCGTAAATGCTCCCATTGTTCCCTCGGGATCGATCATATCAGAAAATGTTTTAGTGAATTTTAATTGTTGTGCAGCGTTGCCTTTCATTTGAGCCGCATACTGTGTATATGAATTTGTAAGTTCGTCGCTTAGTCCAACACTTTGTTTCATTATGTTTTGAACTTGCAGTTGTCCTTTGTAATACTTGTTGTTACCTAAATTAACTTGTTTTAATGTTGGTAACATTTTTTGCATGTTAACTGCATATTTTTGCATTTCTAAGTTGGATATCTTAAATGCATTTGGTACGTCTTTATTTAGTGCTGGACCTAATTCATCAACAAAAACTTTGTTTAATCGATTTGCTGCTTGACTAGTAATACCCATACCCTTGTTAAGAGCAGACATTCTCGTTTCAAAAAATGCCGCAGCTTCACCCGCTGATTGAAATGCTCCTGCAATATCTTGATTTATTCGCACAATTGCAGAATCACCAAGTTGTTTGATTACACTGCCAAGCTGATCTGCCAGATCAGTATTAAAACTAGTTGGCATACCCATTCTGGGTTGTTGTTTTAATTGTTGTATGAGTTGTGAATTCGTCATATATTAATAAATATCAACGACGAGGTTTTGTTGGAAGTGAAGTTGATTTACGTTGTGCTCGTTTGTTTCGTGCTGCAACACGTTCTTCTTGAATTGCATTGCACTTGTCAATCCAATAACTTCTTAAAAATATTGGCATATGATATACGTCGTCCCAGTTCCATCGACCTTCACCAAACCAAATTAAATTGAAAATATTTTCGTGATTGCGTACTCTGTCTTCTGGTTTAAAACCAAAAAAGGTCGATCCCAATTGGAAACACCGCAGAGAAGGTGCCTCCGTTTTCACCTTCAAATTCATAGTTATAATCCATACCTGGAGTATTATCTGCAAAATATGTTCGAAAACGTTTGGAGTCTTGTGCAAGAAATTGATAGCGTATAAAATGGTCAATTTCATCTGCTTGTCGTTTTCCATTAACTTCTCGAATACATTGTTTTAATAAATCATATATTCCATCATCAGAAGTAATGTTTATATCATATGAAAATTTAATAGTTAAAGGGGTTTTTGAAGTAGCATCGGTATATGTAAATTCTCCTAGTTCGTCCGCTTGTAAATTAAACGTTTTGTATTTTAATTTAGACAAATTTACCGTGCGATCTAATTCTGTTTTAGTTTCTGGATCTGTTATTTTTACAGGATATTCTGCGCCATATGCTAATATTCTGCTTTGTATGACTATGGCATCTTTATCTGATTCAATCATGTCATCTAAATTACAATCAGACATTATAATTGATTCTAACAATTTATCAAACATAACACCTTCTCGTACGTATGACATATTAGTTAAAATATCTTCATCATATGCAGTCATGTATCGTATCTCTACTTTACCTGAACTTAGTGGATTTGACTTTGCATACACTTTACCTCCACTTGGTAAATCAACAATTTCTGTTGGAAGTTTGCTTTTTTGTTCGTTGTCGTATCTAGATTTTGCTTGATCGATAATAGATTGTTTGTCTATTCTGGTTGTCATTTTATTGCTCATTCAATTCCTTATTATAACTTTATTATAAATATATGAACACAAAAAAAGTAGGGAGTTACCCTACTTCAATTGTATATTTTAATGTTGTATTAGAAGTCTAATAATGCCCAATCAAATCTAATAGATAATTCTATTTCTTGCACTGCATCATCACCCCAATCATAAGAGCCAAACCCGGCACTAACAATAAATGCATTGTTTAGTGTCCACTGTTCTATTATTTCGCCAAGTGGAGATAATTGTGAAAGTTTTAATTCTTTTTTGTAAAATGAAGAATATCCATTACGACCCGTTGCAGACTCATGATGAAGCCTTACCCATTCCATTACTGCTTGTGCTCCACTTGGAACAATTGCATCATATAAAGTCATTGATATAGCGTCCCATTCTGATTTACCTTTTAAATAACGTTTAACGTTAACCATGTCCAATGTAATTTCTCCGTTATTGATACTAGGTTTACCAGAAGCTTTTACTAAATATGCAGGAATACCTGTATCAGCCATAGAAAGTATAAACTGATGTTTTCTTTTTGGTTCCCAAGAAAATGCGTTGTCAAATAACTGAGCTTCTTCAGCTACGCCTAAATTTGGGTTTATTTGATCTATTAATGCCATATATGGTCCTTGTTTATTTTAATATAAATATAACGTACAGTAAAAAAGGTAAGACCGAAATCCTACCTTTTTAAGATTATTAATATTTTTATTCAGGGAAACTTGCACCTGTTGGCTGAATATTAAAGTCTAACACTATAAATTCTGCTGTTCTGGTTGGTTGCAAGAACAATTGTCCGTAAAGAATATTTTGATCTATCATGTCCGGAGTATTATTTGTTCCATCCATTACTGCTCGGAAAGCATATAATCCTTGATTAGCTTTTACTTGAGCTAAATATGGATTCACAATACTCAAGAAACGATCTCTTGTTTGTGTTGTGTTTTGTTCAAATACTAAAAATCTAGTAGATGATGCAATAAACTTCTTAACTGCAATAAGCAAACGACGCACATTTACTCTGTCTAATGCACTTGGACGAGCTTGAAGAGTCTTTTGCCCCCATATACATATTCCGTCATTAACAAAGTTTGCAATAGGATTAACACGAGCTTCATATAATGTGTCTCTTTGTGATTGTGTTAATCTTATGTATGTGTCTGTTGCATTAACAACACCTCTATTCAAACCAGCTGGTGCATACCAAGGATGTTGTACTGCATCATTAAATGCTAATACTCCCGGCAATACTACAGATGGTGGCACAAACAAAGGAACACCTTTATTTGGGTTTATTATTCTGACCCATGGCCAATATGAAGCAACATAGTTATTATCTAATGCTGTTACTTGACTTACTACTGTTGCAATATTGTCAGACACTGGATTTGAATCCATTACATAGAATGTATCTTGGCGTTCTTTAACTAAGTTACGAGCAGCATTTGTTACTGTGCTATGTAAACTGTCAATAATACCTGGAGTAACTAATAAATTCATATCATAATAATCAGTGTTACTTAATACTGAAAATGCTTTGTTATATGATTTAGTACCTGTAGATGTTGATGTGCTACAATCAAATCCAAATGTATTAGCCGAAGTTATATTTTCTCCGTTAAACTTAGGTAAATTAGGACGAGCTCCGTCAAATCCATCTTGAAATGGTACTATAAATTTACGTGTTGATGGGGCTACATTTGTAGTAAATGTATCTGCATTTAATGCGTCTTGCAATGATCCGCTGTAAGTTAATACTAATGATGGAAATGCAGATCCAGAGTCTTGAATCATATCTCCAAGATAAAAATCGGTATTAGATCCAACGGTACCATCTGTTTTTGGCGTGACTGCTAAATAGTTTAAGTTATGAGTATCGGTATAATCAAAACCAAAATAAATATTACTATTATATCCTTTATCAACTTGTGATGTTTTATATGATACTGCTTCTAGATTAACTGATGCAGTTGCGTTTGCGACCGGAGATGTTAAAGCTTTAAATCCAAATGGAACATAACTTTTGTCATTGCTACCATCTGCAACACCTGGTTCAACACTTACTCTGATAAACTGAGACATGTTGGGGTAATCTCCGTTTACTTTAACATCATTTTCATTAGTTACTGTTTGAAAACGGTCTCCAATTACTCTAGAAATATATTTTGGAGAGTTAGGATCTAAATTTACATTTTGAAACGTTTCAATAATATCTGGTGTTTGATCTGTATCTTCTGATGCATATGGAGAGTTAGGAATATCTGATGTATTAACGCGTCGTACTTCAACTGTAAAAGTACCGTAACCATTTGGATCTGATACTTCTGATGCTAATTTAATATCTCGAATACCTATTTTAACTTCAGAATTTACAGAATCACCATGAGATAGTGTGTGAAATCTAAATAGATTTTTGGTAATACTTCCAATTTTTTGTGAGGTAATATATGGAGTAGCAGCTACAGAAAAATCTTTTTTGAAATCGTAGTTAGCATATTTTTCAAGTGATATTGTAACATCTCCTATATTATTAAATAATGTAGATAATGCTGTTTTATTTTCATATTGAACATAAACTGGATAATCTAAAGATTTAGGAGATCGACCAAATGTTTTAGTTAAATAAGAATTATTAGTTTGATTAATAGAAGATGATATAGAAACCCCCTCTGCTACTAAGAACGAACTAAATCCAGGAACATTGGTGTCAGTTGCAAATGATCCAGATAATTTAATTTCAAATGAACCAGATGCATCATTGTTTAAAACAGAATCTTCAAAATAATCAGCATCGACAACAGAGCCTGCGCCTAATACTGCTTGTGTAGGATGTAATATATGAGTAATGTAACTAGCTGCAGCTGATGTAGTACTTCCTCCGCCCATTGTGAATTGTGTTGAAAATACAGTTGCATCAGTTGCTGAACTACTTGCAAATGTAATTCCATTTGCTGATGATCCTATAGATGATCCTGATAATATTAATGTTGCACTATCGAAACTAGCACTTACAACTGATTGTAATGACGTTACACCATTAATTTCATTTGCTAGATTTGTCACAGTACCAGCAGCATTTGAACCGGTTGAGAAAAAGAATAAATTACCAGCTGGGTTATCTGATGGGATTGGATCTCCACTAGCTACAAATCTAAATATATTAGCTCCTTGTGTTATTCTAAATTCTTGATTATCAACTGAAGCACCAATTAAAGTTGATGATCCGGTTGAAAAAGCAGAAACGCCACTTGACCCAGATGATGCTACTATTGCCAGAGCTCCGTTCTGAATGTTGTATCCATCTTCATATAAAAGACGAGTTACTGTTATCACGTTTCCGTTTCTTAAATAGTCATTCACCACAAATGGAACATATGAATCGTCAGTAAACGTTCCAAATGTTTTTTCAAAATCACCCATCGATGTAATTTGTGTAGGAATGAGAGCAGGACCTTTTACGGTTGGTCCAATTACCGCTGCACCTATCTGTGCAACACCGCCAGCTAAAAATGACTGATCTACTTCGTTAGTAAATACGCCAGGCGAGACAATTCTTTCTGCCATTATAATACTCCTATAATTATTTTCTTATAAATATAGACAACTAGTGTCAAACCTCAACATCAGTAAATGTTCCGGCTTCAACGTTGATTTCTCCTTCTCCGTAACGCTCTCGAAGTTTGACTACTAGTTCAGTTTCTTGTTGCTTTAATGAAGCAATGTCTTGGAATCGTTGGTCTTCTTCTTTTGCAATTTCTTCAAGACGCATGTTTAACTGAAAACGCTCTATTGCAATGTTTCCTAACACTGCAGAATTTTCTGAAAATTTGTCTCGTAGTTGTTGAATTTGTTCTAAATGTTCTTTGTCCAGTTTTTTAGTTGCCATATTTATAACCTTTCTTTATATTATATAAATTTATTTTGCAATATCCAAATTATTTAACTTTTATATGTTACAGTATAGTTATTACCTTCATATTCAAAAGTAAGTACATTATTTACAAATTGTGCCGATGTTGATATTGTTTGGGCTTCAGAGCCAGTTACTTTTACTGTAAATGGGGCACCAGCTGCTGATGTTGGATGAATTTGAAAAGGGATTTTTGAATATGTAGCTGATAGAACTCTACCTCCTCCTAGATTTGGTAGATTGGACATGTTTAATGATATAGCCAGACCGCCTGTTTTAGTTATTTGATATGTTCCAGTTGCCAATATATGTGAATTATTATTGTTTATTAAAAATCTCGTTTTTGAACTTAACTTTGGATCTGCATTAGTCCATTCTGCTTCATTGGTAAAGTCAGCAATATGTGCATGTAATGTTTTTGTGCCTTTTGATGGGGTAGATGAAAATTCATATCGACTTGTTGCTGAATTGTATTCTATTTCATAAAGTGTACTTGCTCCTCTACTATTAAGAACCGCTCTAGAAGCTGTTTGGTTTGCAGCAATTGAAGCTGTAAATGGGTGTATTGGAGCATTTGCCCATTTACCTTTACTTTCATTTTGGATTGTATAACCACCGGAAGCAACAGGTAAATATTTTACTGCTGTTTTTAATTCAGATGATAGTACTTGGAATCCAGGATTAGCCAATGTTATTTCGAATACTTTACCAGCTGATGCAGTAACTTGTGTTGCTATGATAGTTGGTGCGGCTTTTACAAAATTACTAGCTTCATTTGGTCTAAATGGTCCAGATTCATTGTTTAGGAATTGTCCTTTTCGTATTTCAGTTCCTACTACAAACATTTGGCCAGGGTCACTTTTAAATGAAAGTGTAACAGCCTTGCTTCCCTTTTCTTGCATTGTGTAAGTCATTCCTCCTAATTGGAAAAATTCACGCGAAGGTTTTTTAGATGTATTAGCATCTGTTTCATTTGGTTTGTCTTTTTCAATTCGAGCTAAACTTGCCGTGGATTCAGTTATCACTTCCCGCATGCTTTTAAAATTAGATGAATCACCACGAGCTAATCTTTCCGCTTGAACTTTATAATCTTCTTTTACACCTCTGTTAACTGCTTGTATTTGTGTTGTTAAATAATTAGCATTATATAGTTCAGATCTTGATAATTCTGCTAATTGCGTACGTACATTATTTATCGATGTTTTAACAGCTCGACGTGCTGTTACATCAAGACTTCCAGTATTACCTCTTGTAAAAGATTGACCATCTGGTCGCCGAACAAGATCAAATAATCCTTCAGGGTCTATTTCAGTTTTAGCTCCGCGTGTACCTTGTATTTGACGAGCAATAGATTTATAGCCTTGAACTTTGGCACTATTGGTTGTGAAGTTTGACCCCTTTTCACTTTCATCTGCACTTTTTACCGCACTACCTACCATTTCAGTAACACTTTCTAAATAAGTTGCTATTGATTGAGCTGCGATTGCTTTTTGGTTGCCTCCAAGTACTGATTCTGCTACGTAGTCTTTGTTCAGCATAACGTCTTTGTCTGCTACTTCTAATTCTACGCCAAACAATGTGCTTGAACTAGCAAACAAAAGATCCACAGCTGTGTCAGCAGTTAGACTTGAGTCTTCTTCTTTAAGGTGAAATGCTAATGTGGTTAATGGAGAAACTGTTTTGTATTGAGGAAATCCTTTTAATTCTCCTGTAAATGCTACTCCTGTAATAGAGTCAGTACCACCAGTTACTGTAATTTCTCCGTTTGGAGTTTGTGGAAATGTAAATACTCCAACTGTATTTGTTGTTGTTATGCCAATATTACTAGATACAGTTGCGCCAGATAACGGTCCATCACTTGCATTACCAGTAAATCCTCCTCCTGCACCTCCGGCAACTAATTGTGCTTCTAAAAACCAATTTTGTTCTGTTTTTCTTTTATTCTCTTGTTCGAATAAATATAATTGTTCTTGCAAAGGCAAATGTTGTATATCCGGCCTTCTGCTAAAATCTCTCCAATTCAATAAAGACATATATTCCTTGTTTTTTATATAAATATGTTATATTTCAATAAGCACCGTGTCATTAGGATTGATAAGAATATTACCTTTATTGGTGGTGTATATTTTTTTAGATGCCCCTCCTTTGAATAAAGGTATAGTTACTCCAAAATCATAATCCGTAGAAGTTAATGGGCCTGTATATGTTGTAAATCCTTTTGCTTCAATAGTCAAAGTAGTTCCGGTTGTTGATGAACCGGTTGCTACAAATATACCGTCACTATTTGTTGTGCCGTTTAAGTCTCCATCATAATGTATAGGGTTTGTTTGTGTAGATGTTATGGTTACGGTTGCTCCTACAATTGGTTGAGAAGTCTCGCCGTCAATTGCAAGTATGTCTCCGTTCATGTAGTTGTTAGTAACTATAGTTGCACCGTAAAATCTAGGGGCGTCTGCTACAATAGAAGCACCATAGAATCGAGGTGTGTCAGACATAATAGCTGCCCCATAAAACAATATTCTATCATCTACTGCCATTATGCTGATCCGGTCATGTTGGTTCTGAGTGTGAATTTAAGTTGCAAATATCTTGCGCTAGGTAAATTGAAACTACTTGTGTGAAATGTTATATCACCACTACCTGATCCGTTTAAGTCTACATATGTTGGTGAATTAGTGTCAAATATTTGATATGCAGTACTAGATAAATCTGCTGCATTTCCAAAGCGCATTTCAAATGTTTGTCTAGTTGGGAATTGATTGTCTACACTTGCAGTGTGAGCTGATATACCGGTTGCGCCTAATACTGTAGAAGTAAATGAAGTTTTAATTTGTCGTATAACTTTAACGCTTCCTTGATCTATGACTGCAGACTCTATTGTACCAGTTGGTTCCGTA